CGTGAGGCAGTAGCAGGGTCCCGCGAACTACCGTTCGAAGCAGCGTTACCAGTGTAACTTCTGCCAGCAGAACCAACTTTAGAGCTAGAACTTTTCGATGCACTAGTAGATGCTTTAGCAGCAGGGGGAGCCGCAGGGAAGTCAGTCACTTCATATCGACTTGGTTCTTTTGACTCAAAGATACCAGAGATAAAGTCCTTGGCCTTACCGAGGAAACCCGGAGAACCGAACTCATCCTTGAATGACTTATTATCTTCCTTGACCTGTGACTTTGGAGTCTCTACTATTCCTCCGAGAGTTTGTCCGCGTCTTGCGGCTTCGGCGGGTGTAAGGGTAGTTCTCCCCATGGAGTCCAGAGCTTCAAGCCCAACGGAGTAATTCTCGTTGTTGATGCCGACGTGTGCGACTTGACCCTTACGGTCGGAGATTGCACCTCGTAGCGAATCAAATCCTGAAAGTTTGTCAAGACCCATTTCCTGTCTGCCAGCATTTACAGCGGCCACGTTATTGACGTTAGCTACAGCGTTTGCTGCTTTACCAGCCAGCCCAAGAGGGCCGGGAAGAGAACCAGCGAAACCCATACCTGTGGGCTTATCGAAGTATCCGTAGTTGTTCTGTGAAGTACGACCACTAGCGAAACCCCCTGCGGAGGTCCCACCGTCGCCGTAGTCTTGATCCGACCGGCCACCGCCGATGTCTCTCTTAACAGTCTGAGCAACCGTTGCGGGTCTATCTACAGCATCAAGAGCGGGGGTGGCCAGTGGATTCAAATCCCCGAGAGTTTCGGGGTCTAGGTAGTTCTGAGACTGGGATATATTATACCCATTCAGATTAGGAAGCTCTGCGCCAGTTCTAGCATCGACGTAAATCGTATGCATCTGGCCATCAGGGCCTGTTACAAGCTTAGTAATCGCAAGAGGTCCATCCTCAGGCGGGTGTGAGATAGCGGCGAAACCGCCAGTAGGTAGTGCCATTAGAAACCTCCACCGGGAGACTTGCTGCCACCCTTGCCATCGTTAGTAGGCGAACCACTCGATCCAGTACGACCGTCACGACCCGTCCCTGTACCCTTTGAGCCACTCGAACCACCAGCGCTCGATGCGCCACGGTCAGAGCCGATACCACCGCTCCTCGAACCCGAGGAAGAAGAGACACCGCCCTTAGAGCCAGAAGAAGTGCTGCCACCGTTGCCACCACCACCGATGGAGCTACGTCCAACACCCGGAGAGCTAGAAGTACCAAAGGTACCACGATCACTCCTGCTAGCGAATCCTCCACCACTGTCGATGGAAGACCGACCTACGCCGGGTGAGCTACTGGTACCAAAGGTACCTCGTGACTCAGCGTCTCTGCCAGCAAATCCACGAGCACTGTCACTAGGTGTGAAGCCTCGGGTATCTGAAACCTGAGCAGCGCCCATACGGGAACGCTCAGCTTCGAAGGCAGAACCGGGAGTGTATTCACCGGGAAGAGAACCAAAGGTGTGCTGCCCAGTCTGAGCAAACGAACCAAAAGAACTCCAAGCAGGATCAACGATCTCAGCATTATAGTAGTGTGTAGCAGCAGGTTGTGTCGGAGCAATCTTTCCAGTGTAGTAGCTGTTGAGGGCTCCCATCACTGTAGGATTGTACTGACTGAAAAGTGCTTTAGAGTTGCTCAAAGGAACCTGCCCATTCAGGGGTGTGTTCATAAGAGAGTTGTAATTGTTGGGGGTCAAGACACCAGCCAGTCCGGTCTTCACGGAAGCTGCGCGGTTCTCGACTGTTGCGACGATGTTAGCAAACTCAGCCTGTGCTTGGGGAACTCCCTGTGACAGTGCTTCGAGTTGGCTTCGTGTCATTTCACCAGCGATAGTCAAGCCAATAGCCTGACGTTCTGCAAGGGTACGATTAGTAAAGCCAGCGTTGGCAAACTCAGCGGGAGTCATATTGCCGACACGAGTGCCAGCCATTTTGTTCTCGCTAGGAGCTACCTCTTTCGCTCGTCCGATGATACCCGAACTAACAGTGCTTCTTGCTTCGATCTGACCAACCGTTGGTGCAGTGTTACCAGAGAGAGGACTAGCAGCATCGAAAGGATCAACCCCAACAAAGTCATCTTTTACTCTCCCTGCATTGACGAAACCCGGACTAGGTGTAGGCGTAGGTGCATCACGGTAAGGGGTAGGGCCTATACGAGACTCACGTCCAAGATTGATATTATCGATCTCTTCCTGAGTGAAACCACCGCCCCATATACCTCCCTTTCCAGAGAAGTCCATGTGCATCGTTTCGTCACCCATATAGTTTTTACCAAACCCGATACCCACTGAAGGGTTCTTCGCAGCGGCAGCCATCGCCATGTCAGCAATAGCAACTCGGTCACGAGTAGGTTGACCAGTCATTGGGTCGATAGCTTTGAAGTCCATGCCGAGTTCATCAGCTACACGGCTCTCCGTTTCGGGAGAGACTGCACGAGAGCGGTTAGGACCGATACCAGCGTAGGACACAGAAGTCTCAGGGTTTGCACTCGGAACGAACCCACCGCGTGTAGCAGGGGTAGCCGGTGCAGTACTCTGAGGGGTTGAAGGACGTTGAGACATAGGCGCTTGCGCGCGAGGAGAACTAAGAGCAGCTTGGGTGCGAGTCTGTCCCGGTAGGCTAGGAGCCGAGGGGAACACACCCATATCTCTTGCTCTTGAGGAAGAGGGTTGTGCGTAACCAGCACTAGGTGTGGCATTAGCGTTGCCAGAAGCACCCTCCCCTCGCAGACCTTCTGGAGGTTCAGTCCGTTGAGCCTGAATGGGATTAGCATCCGGCTGATCGACGTCTTCAACCTCTTCGGGTTCCGGGGGAGTAGTAGCTCCGATGATCGTGTATTCAGTAGGGTCAACTACTGGTTCGAAGGTTTGGAGATCGATGAGCATCAGTCGAGAGCGACCATCCTCTCCGATGACCAACCTCTGAATTGCCATTTTACCAGTAGTTGCCATGGATTATTCCTTCATTGCAGAAACCGCGATAGCGTCGTCTCGCATACGTTTGACGTTCTCTAGAGCCTTGATGGCTCCCTGATTCTCCCGAAGCACATCCATAGACTGGGCGTGTACGAGAAGTTCTTTATGGAAGGCGATCTTCTCGTCCAGATACTCCCCCAAAGCCGTTAGGCTCTGAGGGGTAAATGAGTTCAGGATCGTGTTAGCTAATTGCTTCTTCATTGCGGAGGCGGTCCTGCCTGTTGTGGGTTACCCGTGAATCCCTCTGCTCCCGGAGGAGGAGCAGCACCCGGAGCTATGTTACCCCCGCCCGTTTGGGTAGGATCACCAGCGCCGGGAGCGGCAGCGGGATTAGCAGCACCGGGCTGTTGAGCCGGGATACCCATTGCTTCATTCATCTTCTTGATCGTCTCAGCCTGAATAGCAGCTTCACGAGGATCGTTAACTGTCTTGTCAGCTTCGAGATCAAGCGAGGTAGCGAGTTCGCGTAGAATGTAGTCCCTCTTGATGAACGGAGCATCCATAGGATTGCTGCCGATCTGGAGAAACTGCATCAGCTTCTGCGAACGAATCTCGTTCCTCATTAGTGACTCAGTACCACGAGCTACGATATCGACGTCGCCAAGGAACCTCTTATCGAAGTTGAACTGCATGTTAAAAGCAAACATGCCCTTGCCGAGCGGAACGAAAAGATAGTCATCGAGGTTACGTACGACTGCCTTGATATTTTCTTTCGCAGCACCCATAAGCATTGACATACCCGAAGCGGTACGACCGATACCGGTGACGCCAGCCTGACCATGAGCGTAAGACGGCATACCAGTTGCTTCGTCCGCAAGCTGTCGAGCTTTATCAAACATCGCCAAGCATTCCTGCGTGACGTTAGGGAACTTAGTAGCGAAAATGCTTTGACCCGGTTGTCCACCCTGACGGCGGAAAATCTTACCGGGATATAACTTCATATCTTGACCCGGCACTAAGTACGTCTCATCGATTTCGAAAACGATGTTACTGGAAAGAGTGGCGTTGTCAACAGCCAGACGAATAAAACCATTCATCAGAAGCTGCGTATCAGTCATATTCTCAGCAACACCAATACCGAAGAATGAGTACGGGTTTAGCTCATATGGACAAGCAAAAAAAGGAATGCGAGCAGGAGTAAATGGATTAAGAACGACACGCAAGAGTTGGTCATTACAAATCCAAGCATTAATTTGTATCTGGTCGCGGTCCTTAAGATCAGCCGGGATGTCAAGGTCGGTGTCTTCAGCGATCTTTTCATCAATGATACCCCAGTACTCTAGGACTTCAAAACGATCAATTTCAGCTTGAGTTGTCGAGTCGGAGAGACTCTGTTCCCAGTACTCCTCGGTATAGTCCGCACCCATGTCAATGGCTTTTTCGATGGACTCCTTACGGAAGTGAGGGCGACGTTTCAAAGCGCGTAGCTGTGTCTTCGACATCTTATGACGCTGGACGAAATACTCGGCTTCACCCATATTCTTTGCGTCAGGATCGGGATAAGCATCCCAAATACTAACGTGCTGGACATCCGCAATCGTGTTGAAAAGAGGGGAGTATTTCCCGTCTTCATCCCACTTCGGATATTCCTTGTCGAGAGCGAATGGCCCCTTCATCAACCCCGTACCGAAAAGGCACATGTCGAAGATGACGTTGCGCATGCTCTTAGAAGCGTCAGCTTCATGTAGCTGATCGTGGATCAACCGCTCCATCATCTTGGCTGCTTCCTTAGCAGGTTCCCAAGTCTGTGAAGTCGGAGTGAGTCCGGGTCCTTCTTTCAGCATATCCTTTACAGGAGAAAGCTGCTCTTTAAGACCACCAACTATATTCAGGATGTCAGACCTAGCGATGGTAGCTGATTTGCCACTGGACGGAGCCGGAGCAGAACCACCCGCTTTACCATTCTTCTTTGCCATTTCGTCAGCCGACTGAGGGTCGAAGTGGACGCTCTCAGCAACACCCATTGGAATGGGAGTAGGCTCGATCCCGATTGGGAACTTGTTGGCAGCAAAGATGATATCAAGAATCTGAGCGTAAGATGCAAGCACCTTCGTCTTCGTGATCTTGATAAACGCTCGGCTCTTCTCTTGTTCTAAGAACTGGACTTGAGAAGAGTAGTGCCCCCTGTAGTTATCGTATGCTTCTAGCCAGCGAGTTTCGTCAAACTGACGTGTATCCTTGGCTTTGTTATACATCCTCTTGATGTGAGCGACGAGAGATTGGAGTTCGAGATTCTCGCTCTCTCTCGCCTCTTCTGTACCGGGCTCTTCAAGAGCAACAATAGTATCCTTCATTAGGGAACTATCGCTAGTCAGCGAACTTGCCTTGAAGTCCAGCTTTCCATCAATGATTGCCATATTACATCCTCTTAATATCCGAACACGGGATCAGCCGGGCGGTATGAGTTTTGTGTACTACCTCCCCAATCCCATGCGGATGCGCGAGGCCGTGTTTGGACGCCGTACCTAATAGAATCGTAGGCGTGGTCGGTCGGATAAGATTGATCGATGTCATCGGAGTCTTTCGAGATCGGGATGACCGGGAGATCGGCAATGATCTGACGACAAGCATCCGAGAACATAATCCCCGGCCTTTGTGTCATCGGATCAACACTGAGGAGTTCATGAAGCCTGTTCTTAGAGGCAACACGAGAACCAGCAGACCGATCACTAGGACGCCAACGGCATCCCATGTTAATCATTTCTTCAGCGATGCTCGGCCCTGTCTGACCGCGTACGGCCCACACACTAGAGTCCAGAACACCATAAGAGATATTCTCACCAACCTCAAGATCGAGGATGCGACGAGCCAACTGCTGACCAGTCAACTGGTTGACATAGATTTCACGATAGACATACAACGTACCATAGGTCGGGTCCATTGCATACCAGTGAACTGCTGACGCCTGTCTGGCCGAGTAACCAAAGTCACACGACCGGAACTTCATCCAGTTAGGCTGAATCTCGATATCACCTCGTGAGTAAACATGGAGGCTCTTTCGAAACTCAGGGAAGGCTGCACCTTCAGCTACGCCCCAATCTCCATCTAGGAGTTGTCGACGTTGGTTCTCAGGCAGTGAGAGCAGGTTTGCTTCGTACTGTCCGTCGTCCCAGAGGTAGGGATTATCTTGTACCTTAGCAGGGATAAACCGCCTCTGAAAGAGAGGTTGTCCTTCCTTGGCATGCCCGTTAGGATAAACCATGGGCTCGCCGGTATCGATGTCTTGTGCATTAAAGGTTGTATTCTCCGGTGCGGGATCAACGAACATTCTCTTGACCCACCCGTGTCCGATACCACCGGGGTTCGTCGTGCCACGCTGCATAAGCGGTAGGCCCGAATCCTTAGTAGTACGCAGACGTGAGCGAAGATAATCCCAAGCAAAGCTAGTGGGATACTGCGTCAACTCATCGAAGCCAACCCAACAAAAGGACTGGCCCTGATAACGTCTGACGTCTTCGTCTCGTTCAAGGTAGGTGAACCAAAGGTGTCCGCCTTTCGGGAATGTCCACGAGGACTTCTTATCCGACCACTTACTCTTAGGGTAAGCCTTCGGGTAGAGTTCGTGGGACTTCCAGATTAGTTCACGGAGTTCGTCATTAGTACGACGAAGTAGTACGCCATTGAAATGAGGATTGTCGAAATAGCGCATAGGGTCAGCCAGCAGAGCGTAAGACTTCCCACCGCCAGCAGCACCTCCATAGAGGACCTCTTGCTCCCAAGCTGCAAGGAATTCTGTTTGAGGCCCTGCATTTGGAGAGAAGACAATCTCTTCGTCTTCGGGGATAGATTCATAGTCGTAGGTAACTGGGAGTTCAACATAAGGAAGCTCTTCCTTTCGCTTGATCTCACCAAGCTCTTCTTGTTTCTTCTCAATCCGCTTCTTAACGGCAGCAAGGGTCTTCTTCTCGTTCGCAAGCTTAACCTTCTTGCGGTAGGTACTCCGACCTTCTCGCGTCATACGTTCTTTAGTAGGACGAGGGTGAATCTGTCTCAGCGGGTGGTCTGGCCGTTGCCGGTTCCAGATAATACGCAGGCCCGCGTGAGAGAGGGGGTGCTCCGGTAGCTGGTTTCCCAGCCACTCGGAGACATCGCGTAGAGATATACCTGCATCCAACTGGTCTAACGCTGCGTCTAGTGAAACCACTACAGCGGGATCAGGGATGAGTAGATTTGGATCACCTCCTTCCGTCGTATCTATTTTATAGCCGTAGGGCAGTCGCTTTGAGCGAGGCCGGGGCTTCCAATCTTCGATCACGGTGAGGTTATCTCCTTATTTCTTGAAGTAAGCTACGACCATATCGTAGTAGGGTTTGACAAAGGGGTAGGCAAAAAACCCACCCACAAAACCAGCAAGCGCGTAGAACATATTACATCTCCTCATAGTCATCATAGATGACATCTTACGCAGGTTCGTTAACCCACGAAATCAGTTTAGCGACAAATACATCATACATCAGCCAGTGTCCACCCTGTCGCGTCGTAGCGTTGGTGTTATTGGGATGTAGACCGTCACCGGTTGACGTGACGTTCGCCCAATCAGGGCGCACCACCCACAGTCCTGAATCCCTCGAAGGCTCAACCGCATCTGCCATTTCGAGATACCCCTGAAGAGGGGAGGGTGTCAACCTGATCGCTGTGTTAAGCGGAGGTCGGTGGGTCATTAGTTGTGGTGTCTGATCGGAGTAGTCAGGATTGCTCCAAGCTCCAGAGGATTTAGGAGTAATCGTATTCTGGTAGACTCTCCAGCCCTCGGTGTTAAAAGCATCCCAAAGGGTCTGTAGATCAGCTAGAACCTGTGTACTTGTTCGACCAGCGTTGAGATCGTTGACTCCGTAGCCAACGACTACGTGGGTGATCTTAGCTCTTCGCATCGTCTCTAGGCGTCGTGTAAAATTCGAAGCCACATTGGCTTGAACCGTCGTACCACCGACAGCGAATGTAATCGTAGGCACTCTATTATAAGCTCCACGTCCATTCCAACCAGTACCGCCACGAACATCAAAGGTACCATCACCTGAACCAGCAGTGATACTGTCACCAACAGTCGCGACTGCTACGTTAATCGGATTACCTGTGAAGGCGAGAGCCGTTACACTCTCAGGACCGAACGCGCTAGAACTTCCAGTAATCGTACCAGAGGTCGTTAAGTCTGAAGTTCCAGTACCTACATCGCAAGCTTCACCCCTAGCACCATTGATGACATAACCAAGGGGCCATGTCTGGCCAGAAGTGACAGTGACGTAGGTTCGAATCCAGTACTGGGCATCCGGTGGGATGGAGACTGAAGTCGCGTCTGTGCTCGCGTGTGAGCCAGCCGTCATAACCTTATCGCGGACCGCAGCGAAGTTCATTGCGGTGAATACACCAGCCGGGTACTCAAGAGCACACCGAATAGTAATGCTATTAGCACCATCAACTTCTGAAGTCGTAGTTGCTCGATAGTTTCCGAAGTGCGCTTTGACCGAGGTCACAGTTGCCTGTGTCTCATTGAAGCAAGAGATACGAGAGTTACTACCTGTATTGGTTCCGTTAGAAGTCGTCAGACCACCGAAGCCCATTCCGTTTACACGACCAGTCATAAGTATCTCGGTCGGCATCGGTACTGGGACTGGGTTAGTGTATCGATATCCAGCGACGGCCATTGCCATGATCGCAGCAGCGCCACCAGTTTCCATAGTAGTGTCGGCAGTCTCGTCTAGAAGGTCCCATGTATTAGCACCAGAGGCAGTCGTCAGAGTAATCACCTGACCACGCCCGCCTGTGGCATAATCCCTAGCAGCAGACGTAATCATCTGAGGATTACCAGCAGCCGAGTAGGCTGCACCGATAATAACACCACGATCCACCCATGAGGACAGAGCAGCAGTCATATCGCCAGCCGAGGCTGCGCGTGTACCCGTGCCTGAGTTGTAGGCTACACCAGCAATAGTGTTAGAAGCATAGATTGAAATACCACACCGAGAAGCCGCACCCGAGAAGGTTACTACGACATCGCCTGTGGTACCATTAGGAACTGGACCACTGTAAAGAGAGGCCCCGGAGACACCAGCAGTAGTATTCCGAGCTTCAGCGTCTTTGGTGAGTGTGACACCCCCACAGGTAACTGAGGTGACCGTTATAGCGGTACCAGCCCGGAAGGCCATACCAATAACGATCCAGCGGTTTGCGTTAGCAGCGCCGAGCGCACGTCCAGTAAAAGTATAAGTCGTCAGATCAGTAGCGTCGAAGGTTGAGTCCGTCTGTAGTGTTTCATAGACTGTACCACCACCAGCG